TACGCTCAGCAAACTATGAGAATCCTAGATGTAGGAGGATTCAAGTATGTAACTGGTCCTACTATTAAGGATATTCCTGGAGCCAGAGACCTCTATGATCAAACTATGGCAACTATAGATTATGCTTATAATGGCCTTCTACGATTGGGTGTAGCTGTAGAGGATGCCAGGGGAGTTTTGCCTACTAATATCTGTACTAATATAGTAGCCAAATATAATCTTCGGACTCTAGCTGAGATGATGTCTGCTCGTAGTAGCTCCAGAACTCAGAGAGAGTATAGGGACGGCATCGATGATATGTATGAAGAGGTTCTTAAAGTGCATCCTTGGGCTCACCACTTCTTAAACAGTAAGAAAAAACAGGCGGCTGATAAGCTAGATGAGGCAATACAGTATTTAGATATGTATACTGATGCACAGAGAGCTGATTTAATTAAACAAATAGATATTCTGAGGAAAAGCTAATGACTACGATCGCTGTAGACTTAGATGGAACTTTAGCCTATTATGACGGATGGAAAGGTCCTGAGCACATCGGAGAGCCAATTCCTCTAATGATGGAAAGAGTCAAAGCCTGGATAGCAGAGGGAATAGAAGTAGTTATATTCACTGCTAGGCTATCTATTACTGATGGGGAGGATGCTAATTATAATCGCCATCATATAGGTTTGTGGCTACAAAAGCACGGGCTGGGTAATTTAGAAATTACCTGTATTAAAAAGATGTCGTTCAGTCTGATTTATGATGATCGAGCGATTAATGTTGAAACAAATACTGGAGTAATACACGATGCGTAAGAAAAAGAAAGAAAGTGCATTAGATAGACAGGAAGGTGGAGATCATTATAAAGATATGGTAATTCAGCCTATTGAATTCTGTTTCCGTAATGAAATCCCATGTATTGAAGCTACTGTTATAAAGTATGTAGTTAGGCATCAAGTTAAGAATGGGTCTGATGATATTCGCAAAGCCATTCATCTTCTTGAATTACTGCTTGAGTTGGAGTATGAGGAGTGAAGACATTAGTAGACCTATTCAATTTTGGGATGATGAGAGAGTATCATGATATCATCCCTGACGTAAATCACGGTATAGATGCAGTTCTAAATCTAGGCCCTGGAGAGAAGCATGTTTACTGTGCTAGTGAATTGGAATATCCAGATTGGGATGCTGAGATTATGGCAATTCCTTTTCCTGATAATTCAATTAATCAGATTCATTGTTATCATTTTCTAGAACACATTCAGAATGTTATATTTGTTCTCAAGGAAATAAGAAGAGTGTTAGTACCTGGTGGACATATTAATATTGTCGTGCCTTACTATAGCTCAAATATGCAAGCTCATGATCTAGATCATAAGCACTCTTTCACTGAAACTACTTTCAGTAATCTTTTCAATACTGAGTATTACAGAAAAGATAAAATAGAACCTATGGATATATGTACAAATTTTATCATGGGTGATTGCGAAGCCAATCTTTGTTTAATCGTGCAATTAAGGAAGCCTAATGCAAACAATAATACTTGATACAGAAACTACAGGTCTACTTAAACCTAGTGCAGTAGATGTAGAGCAGCAGCCTCATATCATAGACATCTATTGTCTAAAGATAGATATGAATGTTAACGGAGAATTAGAAGTTATTAGTGCTTTCGAGTCTCTGGTTAAGCCTCCTATTCCTATCTCGGCAGAGATAAATAAGATCACTGGAATTACAGATGCTCTAGTAGAGGATCAGCCAGCCTTCGGAGATATAGTAAATGATCTGGCTGACTTCTTTCTAGGTACTGAGAGGCTAGTAGCGCATAATTTGTCCTTCGACAGAAGTATGCTGACGAATGAATTATTTCGATGCGATCGAGTCCTCAAATTCCCTTGGCCTATGGACCATCTATGTACGGTCGAGAAGACTATGTATATAGAGCAGAGAAGGATGAACCTTCAGGCTCTACACGTTCACTTACTAGGTAAGAACTTCGATAACGCTCACCGAGCTAGAACCGATGTACTAGCTCTCTGGGAATGTTATCAAGAACTATTCAAAAGGAAAATAATAACATGAAGATTAATCACGCAGACATGGTAGCCACTTTGGCTAAACCAGGTAGTGTAATAGCACAAGAAATGACTGCCTCAGATGCTCATATTATGCATATGGCCATCGGAATCAGTGGAGAAGCTGGAGAGCTTCTCGATGCTGTAAAGAAAGGATTCATATATCAGAAACCTTATGATACTAAGAACGTCATCGAGGAGTTAGGTGATTTGGAATTCTATCTGGAAGGATTCCGACAGGGATTCGGTATCACCAGAGAAGAAACTCAGGAAGCGAACATAGAAAAGCTTGGGAAGCGATATGAAAACTTCAAGTATAGTGATCAGCAAGCGCAAGAGAGGGCTGACAAAGGATGATCCATATAGCACTTCAAACTGAATACTCATTCAAGAAGTGCTTCCTACCTATCGGCAACATATATAAGTATGTTGTCGACGGGTATGTTGGTATAGCCGATGTAGGAAATACATATGGGCATATACCTCTGATGATGGAAGCTGAGAAACATGGATTCAACCCAATATTCGGTGTAAGGCTAAATGTCTTAGTTGATGATAGTAAGCAGAGAACAGCGAACTATCCCTGGATATTTATCGCTCGGAATCATGAGGGATTACAGGAATTGTATAAGCTCGTTGAGAGGTCTTATAATCAATTCTATTATATGCCTAGGATTAGCATGTCTGATGTATGGGAGTTATCTAATAATATATTCACTATAGCATCTAGCTTCGTTCAGTCTGGAGTAGATTATATAGCTTCCGGTCAGGGATATGGACCTCATGGGGATATAGCCATTGATAATATCAACTACGCCCAGCGAGGCGATAAGCAGGTCTATGAACTTATGGCTGGGTCTAGGAAGCAAGGTGACGGATATATTCATCAGTTCTCTGATCAAACCTACCCTCAGCATATTATGACTCGCAACGAATGGAGACGTAATTACCCTGAAAACCATATAGACAATATCATGAATACTTACGCATTAGCAGAGAGTTGTACTGCTTCTATCCCTAAAGCTAATATGGTTACCTGGGATGGTGAACATAATATAAGAGAAATGTGTTGGAAGGGGGCTCAGGATAATAGAGTATCTCATTGGAATAATACGTACATGGAGAGACTCGACTATGAGATAAACCTTATTGAAGATAAGGGATATGTAGACTACTTTCTTATTACCGCTGATGTTATAAATCACGCTAAGAAGACGATGCTGGTAGGGCCGTCACGAGGCTCCTCAGCAGGAAGCCTAGTTTGTTACCTACTTGGAATTACGGAGGTGGATCCCATTGAACACGGTCTCATATTTGAACGTTTTATCGACATCAATAGATTCGACTTGCCGGATATTGATATCGACTTCCCAGACACCAAGCGCGAAACTGTCATTAAATATCTCAAGCACAAATATGGGCGAGATAAGGTTATGTGCCTCTCTAACATCAATAGGTTCAAAGCAAAGTCAGCAATTGGAGAGTTCGCTAAGGGACTTGGAATACCACCTTTTGAGACTGATGGGGTTAAAGGTGCAATCATCGAGCGGTCTTCAGGAGACGCAAGAGCTGCTATGGCGATCAAGGATACCTTTGAGACTACGGAGCCGGGAAAGGATTTTATTGATAAATATCCTAAAATGGCTATGGTCGAGCGAATTGAAGACCATGCTAGTCACGCGGGTAAGCACGCTGCCGGTATCCTGGTCTCAACACTTCCACTCTGCAAATACGGTTCTCTCAATAATCGTGATGAAGTTATCCAGATGAATAAGAAGGATGCTGAGTATCTAGGACTGCTTAAACTAGACTGCTTAGGGCTTAGAACACTTAGCGTACTAGAGGGAGTATGCGATCAACTCAGGATGCCGTATCGCGCTCTGTACGACCTTCCGCTGGACGACCCACAGACATACAAACTCTTTAACGACATGCGACTCTCTGGAGTATTCCAATTCGAGGGACAAGCTCTACAAATGATAGTTAAACAGATGGGGGTTAAAGACTTCAATGATATATCTGCGATTACTGCTCTGGCTCGACCTGGAGCACTTCAGTCCGGAGGTACAGCTAGATACATTCGATACGCCAATGGCCAAGAT